AAAGACGGTAATAAGAAAGAGTCTATGAAGAGTGCTGCTAAGTCAGCAAAGAAAGAAGAGACTGATTACAACTATGTCAATGCATACACTGAGGGAATGTATGGATATAACAAAGGTGGCATGGTTAAGAAATCAAAAGCAAAACCAACCGTAACCATAAACAAACCTGATAAAGTAGTCAGCATGAAGGTGATGACACCAAAAGAAAGTTTTGACAGAATGATTGAGTCTGGTAGGTTCTCTGATAAAGAATTAGAAAAGATAGCAGAAGTAACAGGGATTCTTGAAGAGTTAATATAATATGCTATTATAGTATAAATATCTCAGATACTTAAATTACTATGGCATTACATATGCGTGAGCAAATCCTGAGAGCATTGATTGCACATGCTCAAGGAGACATTGCAAAGCACAAAGCGAATGTTGAAGTTTACCTTGAACATCCTGCGGGTGTTGGTGAGCACACTGACATACTAGAATCTATTGAGAAGGAGTTAGATACCATTGCAAAGTATCAAGATCAGATAGATGTAATTAAGAAGTACTTTATGTCTTCTCAAACCATGTCTGATATTGATAGAAGATCAAGCGAATAGATATGGTAAAAGCATCTACCGAGAAAAAAACATCTCTGGAACCATCAGAGGTGTTTTGTGCTGTTGGATTATTGATGCCAACAAGCGATATGAGAGCTCTTGTAAAAGATCAAACTGGTACAGAACTACTTAGATGGGCCGCGACTGATGGATATGCAATAGCAAATAAAGGTATAGATCCTCTTGATGACAGATTTAAGAAGATGTTTAAAGAGTGTGGAAAATTAAATAGAGAAGCTACTGATTTAAAGAAAAGAACTGAAATGGTTGCAAACATAGTAGCAGGATTTTCTGGTGCTATAGGGTCTAAAGTTTTTATGAAAGCAATGAATACTTTTGTAAACACAGCAGATAAAGTTTATCTGACTGGTGCTCAATGGCCAGAGGCAGTTAATAAATTTAGAATGAAAGATGAGGATGCTAAATTTGATTACAACTCATCTGATCTAGTTGTTCAAGTAGGTGGCAATAAATTTTTTGGTATTTCATTAAAGAAAAAACCAAACGTGTCTAAACCAGATCCTACTATTATAAACAAAGCATTCAGCACTTTTTTGACTGGTAATGATCCAGAGATTAAAAAAATGTCAGATGATTTGAATAAAGTAAGACAAGAATATTTTGCAAATATAGTGAAAAAAGCTCAAAAAGATGGTATAATAACTATAAGAGGATTGGATACTATGTCTACAGAAGATGTATGGAATGCAAAACTCAAAAATCCTAAAAAAAGAAATGAGACAGTTGCTTTGATTAATTTGAAAGGTTTTAATGAAAAGGATAATCCAGTTGAACTGTCAGATATACCTGGTACGGTAGAACAACTTACAGTGTATGATAAACCTACAGGAAGGATGGGTTTAAAAGATTATATTAACAAAGATTTAGCAAGAGTTGATAATGAATTGTTTGCAGGTTTTAGTGAAATAATTGATAAAAGAGCAGATTTTTTTGCAGACACTTTGATTGATATGGTTCTTAAAACCCAACTTAATACTAAATTAAATGCGAAGAATATTGGAAATTTTAATTTTGAATTTGCTTTAGTTACAGGATTCGCAGATTACACTCCGAATAGAAAAGATGCAAGTAAAGATAAGTTAATCCTTAGAGGAGCGACATTCATACCACTTCATACTATTTTATGTGGTCTTGCTAATTTAGCAGGTGCAGAAGATAAGTTTGAAATAAAACCAGACGCTAAACAAAAAGCAGAAACCAATGCTGCTAAAGTATTCTATACGTTGTCTAAACAAAATGTACCAATCCTAGATTTGCAATTAAGATATAAAGGTGACTTCAAAGCTCAACCACAATTTTTTGCCACAATAACAAAAAAATTTAAAGAGCAGATGTTTAAAGAATGTAAAGTGAAAAAGAAAACTAAGAAACCAAATGAAATTACGATACTCAACCAGAAGAAAACTGCTAAATAAAATATATGAAAACACTTTTCCAATTTTTAAACGAAGCAAGAGTATCTCAGGCATCACAAGAGGCTAAGAAACTCAATCTCACAAGTGACGGTCATGGGTCATGGAGAGATTCTCGTGGCAGATTGGTGGCAAAGACTGTTGCTGGTAAACTTAAAATGCTAACAGCACAGGAAAGAGCAGCAGAAGAAGGTGGTGGAAAAGA